GCTGGTTCAAAACGTCTGCATACCGGCGCTCAACGCGCTCCCGTGCCCTCTCAGCACCAGAACCGCCAAAAGCCTCCGCGCCACCCTGACTGGCAAGCTGAGCAGATACATCACCAAGAGCCTCCTGACGCTGACGCCCGATCTCCTGTTGAATCTGCTGAGTAACCTGTTGCTCATACGGATTGTAGAAAGCCTGCACACCACGGCTGGGATCGAAGCGGAACTGGCCGCTTTCAAGGAGACCCTGAATGCCAGCCTGCGCCCCACCAAGGCCGGAAAGCGCCCGCTGGACGACTTCCTGCTGTGCCGGAACTAACCCAGCCGCTTGCTCGATGTAAGGCTGAAAACCGCCAACCGTCTGCTGTGCCCGCTCCATCGCCTGCAACTGCAAAGGCGAAAATCCAGCAATCGGAATCTCCGGTACTGGAATGGGACGCTGAGTAGCCTTGCGGGCCTCTTCAAGAAGTGTTCTTACTTCCTCTTCTACAAAAGGAGCAAGGCTGGAATCTGTAATCTGGATCGTCATGACGCGGCTCCCTCAAAGCGATTCATGAGGTCATACATACGCCTCGTGCCAAGAGCCAGATTACCGCCCCCCGCGCCACGGACAGCCCGTTCGTTCATTACAAACTCACCGTCAGAAAGCATCGCCGGGATCAAGTCATCGCGAGGACCGCCGGGGCCGCTAATCGCGCCATTGCGACGAGGGAAGCCCTGCATGGCAACCATCTGATCTCGCAACTGAGAAAGACCGCCCCCCCGATTTGCCTCCACGATAACTTCTTCTTGAACCACTTCCCCATCATTCGGAGTATATGGTTGACTTCCGGCTCCAAGGATTGCGTCAATCTGACGCTCCTGCATCCTCTTAGCTTCAAGCAAGGATGGAATGTCAGCACCGGGCTTCGCCATCGCAGCGACAATCTCAGAGATACGCATATTGAGATCGTTCACGAGGGCTGCCTGCTCACCAATACTCATCTCAGCTATTGGGTTGCCGCCGTCAGCCATGCCGTATCCGGGCTGAAGGCCCTCCATAGGAGTCGGAGGAGTTGGCGATAGGCCATAACTGATACGCAATTGCCTTACTTGATCCGGGGTTGCGTTATCTCCAAGGGCATTTCTCTCACGCAAATAATCCTGATACCTGAGGGGTTCAGTAAATTCCTCTTCTTCTGCGCCAGAGCCACTCATAAGCGAGGAAATTGCGAAACCCCCAGCGCCAGCAATACCGGCGGCAAGTTTAGGCTTTTCTTTAACAAACTTGCCGATCTTAGAGATCAGACTACTACCCGCAGCAGCATTAGTTTGGGCATCAACGCCAACAATAGGCGATCCATAGTTGGAGCGGGCAAAGTCGATGAAGGCAGGATCATATGCCGGAACAGCCTGTGCGGGCATAAGGCCACCAATGCCGGGGATGCCACGGAAGGCACCCTGAAGTTGGCCCTGCAGATTCGGGGCAAATTTACCAGCCCCATAGCCCAGAAAACCGCCAATGGCCGCATTCGTAAGAGCCTGCTTTGGAGAGGCACCGCCGACTAAAGAGCCAAGCCCAGAACCGATTGCAGCGCCAGCAGGGCCAGCAATAGCAAAGCCAATCGTACCGGCAACCGGGGCGGCGATCTTCTTGACGAGGCGCTTGATCTTCTTGAAGAAGAACTCAGGCTGACCAGTGATTGGGTTGACGCTATTCAGGCCGCTGCCAACAACGTATCTGTCCGGGTTCTCAATGCCCATAGACCGCATCTGGGCAAAAAGCGCCGTCTTGAGGATGGGATTCGCGTCCAGAACATCACGCGGCACCACGGTTTCGCCTTCAGCGGCGTGAACCATATAGGTGTCCTCGTATCGGCCTAGGGCGGCTAGATTGTCAGCTAAGTTCTGGATTGGAGTCATGGCTAAGTAACCTCAAGCGCGGCCATAGTAACATGAAAAACATTTGCAGCAGAAGGAGTAACTTTCAAAGCATCCGATTCTTCAAGCACAATAATCGATTGCCCATCAGCAGTAGTCGAAGTGTCTTGGCCGAGCATTTCTTGTGAAACGCCTGCTGCAATACTTACGTTCTTTGAAAAAGTATATGTGGCAGAAGCACTATTATCTGTTACTTCTACTGTAACATTACCGGTAGTTCCGGTCGTGACGTTTACAATCCTCAGGGATTTCACGATTGCTGTCGTGACTGAGGGTGACGTATAGACTGCCGTAGCACCCGTAGCCGTCAAATTCGCAAACGCATTTCTGTAGGTGTTAGCCATTACAGACTCGTGTTCTTGATGTAGACGATGTCCATTGCGCCGGATATTGCGATATCAGCGCCAGCAGAGTCTCCGATAGCCCGCCATTCGAGGTCTGTTTTTTCATCAAAGCGAATGGGAATGCTATAGACCTGAGTCGTGCTGCCTTGAGATTTTACAAAAACATCCTTCACCTGAAAGACTTCTCCATATGGGCGAGCAACCAGCTTGGCCGTGCAATACTTGTTGTTCTGAATCGTGGCAAGAGTAACATCTGTCTGAAGAAGGAAAGCCGTATAACCAGCGGGCACTGTCCACAATGCCATAAGGGTCTGATTGTCACCAATAGCAATAGACAGGTATGTATTAGCTGGAACACCCGCCGTAACTGTTCCTGTCCCGGCGTAGATTACGCCAGCATTCTGACCGCCAGAGCCAGCAGACCTAACTATGCCACGGTTAATCCTAAGATAGGAATTTGTGGTATTGACCGCCGTCTGTCCGTTCAACGTAACAGTTTCAGAGATTTCATTGTAATTGCCATCAAGGCCGAAAATCTCAACGGTTCTTGCCCCGGTTCCAGCAGCCGTATCATCCGTACTTGAGCTTGATACTTTCAGAATAGTGGCGGCAGACAAGTAGCTGTATAGGCCCCCCTGCGCCCATATGGTTTCCAGCGCGTCGTCAACATCAGGGTTGAAACCAAACTTGAAGTTAAACTCATGGCCTGCAATCTGGGATCGGGCAACCTGAAGATAGAACTCTTCGGTAGTTCCAAATCGACTTATGCTGCTTAATTGTCTGGACATGGCATCACCACTTTACCTTGTCTGCCCAATAAGCCGCAGACATCTTTCCTTTATTGATGTTCTTACGATGACGCGCCTTAAATGATTCGCGCCTCTTTCTATAAGAAGTAGACTCACCTTTCTTTTTTGGAGAGCCAGAAACACCCTGCTGCCCAAATCTAATCAGCTTAACCTTGTCGCCCTCTTTTGCGAGAACGGCATGAGACTTCTTGGGATGGCCCGGCGTCCTCTTTGCTTTGTTATAGCCAGCAAACCGCTCGCCCCTGTAATTGATTGTCATGGCTAACCCAAAAACCAAGCCTGAGCTTCAGACTGGTTCCTTATCTCCTGAGGAGTTGGGATGCTCGCAAAGATCAGTTCAATCGAATTTATGAGCGCAGAGAACGTGTCTATATCGTACTGATCCGGCGCAGCCGGGAGTCGAGACTTCGTAAGGATTTGGTCCTGCTTGCTCATCGCTGACCATCCTGCTGAATATCGAGTCTATTGGTGCCAAGACGCCAAGACACGTTGAGATCGCTCGATTCAACCCGCAGAGCAATCTGCCTAGCGCGACCGCGAATGTTCTTCTGCCCAGTGGTCGAGCCTACAGTAGCCGTAGCTTTGGTAGAGAGCGTTTCTCCGGGGGCGTTTCTTCCCTTAACGGTATATGTTGCGGTTGGGTCATTTGCCGTTCCGATAAAGGTTATGTCTGGCAGAAGACGTTTGAAGAACACGAATTGCTGACCGTCTGAGGCATCGATGTCGCTGCTCTCGATGTATGCAGAAATCGCAGACCCATCAGCCGAGTAACCAAACTCTTGGTAATAGAGATAGCCGTCAGTCCCAGCGGCAACCGGCTGCGAATACAGCCCGCTCTCAAGCCAAGCGGTTCTGTTAAGGGTGCCAATCGCCCACACTTGCTGAGCAAAATCATATGTGACGTATTTGTCGATGTTTTCACTGTCAGCACTTGGGTAGAACCAAGTAATCTCGTTGTGGTCCTTGTTGAACGCAGCAACAATCTTCGGAGATTGATTAAGGTTAATGTCACTAAAGACATACTCCTTAACGGTGCAGGGGATCGGCTGCACACGGCCTGTGTAGACGTAGAACTCCTCCGTATCCATCCAGAACACGGCGTTGTCAGCAGACACGGCAGCATTCGGCCCAATGATGCTAGGCCCGAGACTTGCAATCTCAAATCTGTAGACGAGGTCTCCACCGACAAACTGCATTGAATAAACACAGGTGTCTGTCCAAATGAGGATTTCCTTCTGTGTCTCGAAAGCCGTAATAATTGCGGAGCCGTTAGACAGAAGCTGCCGTCCAGCATTGTTTTCGAGGGTCGGTGTCCAGTTTACCGCCGACTCAAAATCAGAATACCGGACAAGCATCAGGTCTTGGTCGGAAGAGCCAATTTCATTAACGCCAAACGAAACAACTTGACGCTGCTGGTTGCTGACAATCGTCTTTCGGCTAACCGTTGGAACGCCACTGGCCCCACCAAGACTGCTTAGCAGTACGCCCCGCGTACCGATCCCGGAACTTTTGTCCCAGTAATAAATGGGACCGTCCCTGAGATTAAATATCAGGTCTTCACCCCAGTTATCCTCTGACCAAAGTCGAAGTATCTGACCAGTCGTCGGGCTTGTAGCGGCGGAACCCCAAGTGCCACGACCCCAAGTGCCAGCACCCCAGCCCGTCCCTGCAACGGTTGTGTCGAGGCCCGTGTTGATCTGGTAGACGCCAACTACAGATGCCCCCCCATTGCCGGTGTCAGAACCATCAGCATTTACCGTGGTTGGGACAAGAACCCCGCCAACCGTAATATCTACAATGCTAGATACGGTTCTGGCAGTAATGGTGTAGTTGTCTGCATCGATGACGGTTTCGACCTGATATTCCTGATTAAGAATAGCAGCAGTAATCTGACCACCAAGGCTGACCGCCCCACTGAACGTCACAAAGTCGTTCTCAAGAGCGCCGTGGCTCACATTGGTCACCGTGATCGTTGACGACCCATTTACCGCAGCAAACGTAATAGCGCCCGCAGAAGTAGTCGTTCTGATAGGGGTGATGTCGTAAAACCCACCACCCTCGTCAACGTAATACTTGATGTTCGTTCCAACAGTCAGATAAAGCTCAGAGTCAGTGGCAACCCAAGCATGGAGGGAACGACAAGACCCAAGAAAGCTGTTGGTAGTCTTCTTTTCCCAACCACCAATGACTTCTGGCAAGCCATTGTTGAAGCGCACCTTGTCGCTGTCGAACCAGCCCCCCTCGTTCGTGTAGTCAGTTTGGTCCTTGTTGATGCCGGGACGAAATTTCATTGAGAAAAGAGGCATAGCTAATCACCAGCAGATTGTCCGGGAGCAGAAACAACCTCCCAGCCATACCCCTTTGAAAGCTCCTGCCATCTCATTATCCGAGAGTCCATGTACATCAAAACCCAATCACCGCTGGCGGAGTAAGAGATATTGAATATGGAGCCATCATTGAGAACCCCTGTGATTCCGCCATCATTATTTTGAAATTGAGTGCCAGTACCGACTATGCAAAGAAGACTCGGTTCATTTTTAGGGGTCATTAAAAAAGTCCACGCCCCAGAACGAGCCGCATAAATTGTTACATAAACCTCAGATGGCCTATCTACTCCATACCCAATCTGTTTCTCACCGTAATTCCTAACCGCTTTCTCCAAAGACTCTCGCGGGGCACATGATTGTCCGTATGCTGCTCCCGCCAACAGCGCAAATAACGCTATGGCGGCAAGCCTAACCATCACACTGGCTTCGTCGGCCAGACTACATCGGCTGGACTTGAGAAAGTCTGGGGTACGTCACGCAAGGATTGTCGGTATGCCGCCTCTGCCGCCGACATGGCACGATCTGAGACTGCCCACCAGTCTGTCGCCGCAAGCATCAGGTCGTCCCCCCTTTTGTGAGCGTGTGCCACCCGACGATCCCGCCAAGGGTTAGCACGGTTGCGGTGATAGCCTTCACCCGTGTCCGGAACGTCTTCAATTCTTCGACGTCCTGCGTGAAAGCCATGAGCTTCTTCACGGTCCGACTTGATCTCACCTAGCGTCGTCATAATGATGACAGAGGACGCTGGGGACGATTGGGCCGGATCGACGCGTACTGCGGTGATCTGCTCTGGCGTTAGCGAGAACGGAACGCCGTCCGGCGTCGTGAAGGAGACGTTGTTCATTTCGGTCTGCTCGCTCGATGCGCCTTAGCCGCCGCGACCTGTGCAGCCATCCGGGCAGCCGCTGTGGGCGAGATTTCACCCGCCGCGCTTTCTTCCCAATAGCGGAAGTCATCGCGGATAATTTTGTTGAGCCGCAGCATTTCGCGTTCCCATACTTCGAGTGCAGACGGGGGTGGCTGTAACAGGTGCGCGTCAATAGTCTTGCCGCTAATCGCGCCAGCAATCGCAGCAGCAGCGTCCGTCTTTTCCTGCTCGCTTAATAGATCACAATGCGACAAGTCGATGTTGTGAAGATCAACCGCGTAGCGATGCCCGTTCCCTGTCTCAATGTGCGCGTTCGGATTGGGGAGTCTGATTTCAATTTGCATTTTTGCGCTCCTTAAATCTGGTAGACGATTGAGACTTGGTAGGTGAAATTTCCACCAAGGGCGCTTGCCTGAACCGCTGTGTTAATCGAGTTATCAAAGAACTCTCGAATTTCCATGTAAGTTGTACCAGTTGGAGCGAATGGTGCCAACCAAAGACCAGTCGTGTTGATGGTGTCCATGTACCCAACCGCACCCACAGCAACCGGGTTAATCCCCGCCTTAGCGGTGAACGGAAGGCCCGTTATCCTGAAATTCCCTGTCGGAGATCCTGCCCAACCATTTAGATCGATATAACACATGGCGTAAACGATATTACCGATCCTGATGTAGTTCCCGTTCTGAGAATTGTAGTTTGGCGTCCCCGCTGTGCCTGTTGCAAAAACTGCGGGCGTCCAAGTTCCAACAGCATAATTTGCCAGCGTTGAACCAGCACCGCCAAACGTGATGCCGGTAAAGTCTGGCGTGTTGCCGGTGTCGAGTCCAAGCGCCGCACGTTGCGCCGCTGCCGTGGCCGTCGAGGACATGACCGAACCAAGCGCATCAAGGGCACTGGCCTTTGTCGAATTTAAGGTTAGTTCCTCTGTGCCGCCTAGGACAACCCCTATCGAGTTCGCGCTGGCACGGT